CTAGGGATACTATTAATAGGTTCAGGCATCTTCTGAATACTTTGATAATGATTAGCTAAGTGAATCAACTTCTCAACAAATTCTTTATCATTTAACTTAGACCAATCAGGTTCACACATTAATTCAACTAAATGCCGTTCATCACGCACTTGTGAATATACATGAACATTCAATAAGTCTAATTTAAAATACCCGCGTTTTTCTGCATCTTCGTAATGAAGTGCTGACATATTGTTGACTGGATCATAAGGTATATCAGTTACATAAACACCAGTATTATGCCTACGCATGGGATTAATATTACGCATTGACGCAGGTGTATGCTTAATGAGAGATAGTAATTTATCTCTATCACCAAAGTCAATATCAATGTCTGAATCTATTCTCATTTTGGAGGTGCTACTAGTTCTGCTTTAATAAGTTTAGTATATGCTTTTTGTACAACGATTGCTTGTCTTTCGGCATCTTCTACAGCTTTGTGACTTGTAGTATGTCCACCATCTTTAAGACTGACACCTGTTATTTCCCACAATGTTCGTGTATCTCGCATTGTCCAGAAGGGCCAAGGGATAGGATTGGGTTTGTCACTTGTTTGTCTCCAAGCATTTTCCATCACAACTAAGTCAAATGGTGCACCGTTACTCCACACAGCACGACGATTCCAACAAAACTTATAAAGTATCTCCATACATTCTTTGAATGGCATTCGTCCATTATCTCCCATAGCTTCTTCAAGTGCTTCAGGACTTTGTTCACTCCACCAGCGCAATGTATCTTCGTTGATACTTCTATTGTAAATCTCTGTTTGATCCTCAACCGTAGGTCTTAGTTCTAATCGTTCAACTACACCACTGCCTTTAGGGTCGAAACGAACAGCACCGATAGTTAAGATAACACAGTTAGGTGTTGTATCTAAACTCTCAATGTCAATCATAATATCGTTCGCCATCTTATTCCCATCTTAATTTAAATATTACTAACTCTTTGTCTGTTCTTAAATATAATCTACGATGATACTCATCGTTTTGCCAACACCAATTTTCGTTTTGACAACTTATTAGTTGTTCGCCACCTGCACGAATAACAAGATCACCATGAATCCACTCTTTTAATTCTTTACTTGCGCCCCATGTATCCCACATCCATTTACGCAAATCATAAAACTCACTACTGTATAGTGATTGTGACTCTACTGCATATTTAAACTTACCATAGCCAGTATTACGGCCATCTAATTTTTTAATTCTGATTGTCATACATGCCACAATTCATACATTACTTTAAACTTGTCATCTCTAATCTCTATTATAACACGGCCTTGATTTAAATAAAAGTCCCAACCACTTCCTCGTTGCCCAAAGTTTCGTCTTAACCATTTTACAATGACGCTTGGATCTTCTTTTCGGTAAACACAATCATATGTATATTGGGTTTTATCACCTAATGTTCTTGTATCATCTAAGCATTTGGTTTCTTCAATATAGGGTAATTGACTGAATGTGCCCGAATTCATCATTGCCATATTAAGCCTGTAATACTTTCCATATATATTTCTTTTCTAAGATATCTTGTAATTGTAGTGCTTGTTCTTTTTCCGTGAATACTACACCACCTATTTCATACATATCTTCTAAGTAGTCAGTATATTTTCCTTCTTTGTCTTGCCAATATAATTTATAGTCAACCCATAATGTATCCATCTCACCACTATTAAGCTTTACCCCTAAACCTACATTAAAACATTTGATATCTTCAAATAATATAGTCAACAGTTTTCTACCAGTTACTTTTTCAGTAATGTTTCTAAATGTAGGCCATTCTACTGACCAAGTATTGTCTGGTAAATCGTTTATAATAAAAGGTGTGTTGTTCATTGGAATTTCAGTAAAAATATTAAGTATTTCTTTTCGTCAATAACTTCATAACCATCAGTTATATTACCATTGACTATGTTCATCTTTAAGCCGTATTGTCCTATTAAATAATCTTCAAAATCATATGCGTCAAATTCATTGTTTTGATCCATATATTCTCTGCGAACTTTTTTCAATGCTTCCCAATAGTTCCAACGATTCTTTCGAAATTCCATTTCTGGACCATCGTCATCATAATCTTGAAAGTCTTTAGGTATCTTCATGTGTTAATAAATCAAATGCTGTTGCGTATTGCGTTTCGGGTTCCATATGGAAGCCTGTTCCCCATACTACCCAAACTTTACGCTTATATGCTTTAGTCCAGAACAAAGGTGTACCGCTGATACTTTTTCGTGGCCACATAACAAATGTTTCCATCCAGGGATAACAATCTGCTCCGTCTGTGATAATGGTGTAATCCATCAACTCCACCTCAATGTAAACAAAACATAATCTCTTTCATATCTAAACTTGAAACTAACTACATTAGTATCAGTAACACACCATCTACAATGTCTTTGATATTTTCCTATATTAGATATCAACCAATCTGTTACTTCAATGTATTTGTCAATGTGTTCTGCTCTGATTGAACACTCATACCAGCCCGGCTTAGTATTTTCCCAACCGTTATCATAGTCGTAGTATTCGTTTATTATAGCCATCGTAGACTAAACCATTCAGCATCTTGCTTCTGTTTAAAAATATATCGTGTAGCTAAGTTTTTCCATTCACCGGTGCAGTTCTGTTCTAACCAAAGATTTATGTCAACTGCTTCTTCATTGTTACGAAATCTTTTTATCTGTATACTCGTCCATCCAGAGCTAACTAATACATCAGCAATGATATGCCAATCCATGTCTTTGGCAATACTATTGCTTATATCATCTAATATATCTTCTTTTAGCCCCATAATAACTTAAACCAAATTGCTTTCTGTTCATCATCAAAATCAACTACACAATAGTTCTTACCTATTTGACCTCTTGGTGCAGGATCGTGTCCTATTGTTAAATGCCAGCCTTCACCGTGCCAAAAGATAATAGGCTTATAGTGTAGTGATGGACCTACATTGTCTTGTAGCCATTTTAACACAGGTGCATATTCGTTGTAAACTTTTACGGTCGTTATTGCCATCTTAATACAAACCATTCTAAATCTTTTTTATCACGGAACCAAAATTTACGATTGTTCATGTACCATCGACCATTAGCTTCCCAAACACCATACATTGGTGGGCAACCAAATGTTTTAACGCACCAATCTTCTAGTTCAAAAAACCATTTACTAGGTTCAACTGTATAATATTTTTCATCAAAAACATTACCTTCTGATATCTCTAATATCATTCCCACCTCAACGAAAATATCACAGCATCTTCCTGTTTATGAAAGTAAAAATATGTGCAGTTAGATTGATAAACAACATTCCAACGACCTTTGAATGTGCCTAACTGTTCTCCTAGCCATAGTTCCATTTCTGTGACAGAAGTAGTAAACTCATTTTCATTGACCTTGACTTTGTAGGGCCATAATTCTTTCTTTAGTTGTCTCATCCCCACCTCAACATAAAATAACTGGCATTACTATCATTGTAAAAAGTAAACACTGCTCGTTTTGGTGTTACTGCTTCATAACTAAAGTTATCGTATTCAGCTTTGTAGTAAGCATAATCAAAATCAACACCCTGAACCCAGCCATTAGAACGCAATTCATATCCTATTTCCATAGTGCGTTTAGCATCAATGTATAGTGTTACTTGTTTCATCCCCAAGTCAACTCAAATATAATTGCATCACACTCATCCTTGAAATAGAAATACATACCATCTTCGCTAGGATGCGTAGTAAATCTCTCATCAGGTAATCCATACTGTTCTATTGCCCACGCACAAGCTTCATTCCAGTTTAGTCTTGTCCACGGTATACATATTTTAGTACCCGCCTGCATTCAATAACTCCTTGACTTGTTTAACATTCTCTGGTTCACGATGAAACTTCAATGCCCACTTCTCAGGATCAATATAGTCAAACACAAACTTAATTTGAATTGGATCTAACGATTCTACAAACTTAACACCGCTTTCGCTTTGAAACAACATCCATGGACTAATTCTACCTCTAGTTATCTCTAAACAAATTCTATTTACATTACCATATCGCAGATAATCTTTGCTCTGAATCTTTTCTTTCTCAGCCATCAACATTGTTGTTTCAATACTACGATGAATTGCATCTAGTGGATCTTCTGTACGAATGTACTCAAGTAGATAGTTTGTATAATTAGTATCAGTACACCATGTATCAATTCTAATTTGACTCTTTACTAACCAGTCAGCAAATCTACTAACATTCAATGCATTAATATCTACACAATGATTACCAAATTTTACGAATGCAGTATAATATGGACTCTTAATGAATTCTTCATATGTTTTTGTTTTTTTACTTGATGAATTCTTTTTGTAAAACTGGATAAACGCTTGATAACCTATGCGGTTACCATGCATATCTTTTTGCAACCAACGGCGTTTAGATTCACATATGTGTTTCAAAATAGTAGCCTCCCTTACAAACTCTGCCCCGCAGAATTCGCAACTGAATTTGGAAGTCTTACCGATTTCCTCTATCTCTTTCGTACTGCTCAATTTCTTCATCTGTGACTGTTTGACTTAAAACTTCAATATCTGCAATCTTCATTGCAGGGTAAACACTTGCTAAATAAAATTTCTTTTTCTGTTCTGTTACATAAGCTTTCGCTACTTCTGTAATATCTTCTTCGTTTGCTTTAGGATAGATTTTCTTATAATACTCTTTTACATCTTTCAACACTGCAGGTTCTTTTAATAAACTAACCTTCTCTTTAATCTGAGGAATCCATGGATGAAATTGTTTTCCCATGCCTGGACTTGACGCACATAACATCAACCATTGTAGTTTAGGATGCTTTTGTACATACTCATTAAAGATATATTTGTTAGCATGATAGTTGGTGCTCATTGCATAATAACCTGCAACTTCACCCGAGCCTTTTAGATAACTCATGTAGCGAACTAACATGAATGCTGTAAACTTTTTCTGTTGTTCTAACGGTAACTTGTCATAGAAAGTATAGTCTTTCCTATCTAATGCCGCAATTGCATCAAACAAAGGAAAGTCTTGCTTCTCAAGTTGTTCGTCTTTAGGTATTGATGCTTTTTTAGTTGCCATTAGAATGCCTGACTATAATCTACAATTTCACAATTACGACTAATCTCTTTTACAAAGTATACACATCGTGGTTTAGGACCATCATCGATAGGTACACATAAGAATTGTCCGTTCTTCAATCGAGGTGCATACCATGTTACATCGTGATAGATATCTACAATCTCAATTGGTACAAATGATGGACTAAATGAACTTAGTGGATTAAACTCAAATGCATTAAAGCCTCTATCATTGATACTTGTTAGTGGTAATGTTTCTAAGTCTCCGTGCTCTTGTTCACCGATAAGTATTTGCCAATCAATAGGCATCTTAATAGTACTGTTACCGATCTTCAAAACAAGTGCAGGACTGTTAAATGATTCTAAAAAGATTAGTGGAATATAATGATAGTCCACATTGCTTGGGTTGCTGTTATCTAGTATAGCAAACCTCAAGTCATCAATCTCTTCAGGGAGCGTTTCTAAATTATAAAATTCGTTGTCTAGGGTTAATATTCGCATAGTAGTATTATAACACTTTCTTATCTGTATGTCAACTTCTCAATGTCAAAAGGGTAATTTGCTTCTTTGTAAAATGTTTTACGCTGTGTTAAATGCCGTTTGGCAAATTTACAACTACT